TGTTGCCATTCGGAAGTCGTTCAGGATTGTCCGCGACCACTCCCTGATGCGCTCTGCCCGCTCGATGATGTGCGGAGCTTCCACTGATGCAATGTACGGCTTGAACAGGCCCTCAAGGTGTGCGCTCAAGGCCCGCGCGTGGTACGTGTCCCGCTGCCATGGCTCGTACTTCATGAGATCAGGACCATAAGTCTGTGCGATCAGTTCCTCGACCTCTTCCGGGGTGTAAGACTTGCCTTGACGTTTGATTGAGTAGGTCCCGAAGATGGCGTCTTCCCCGAATGGCGATGAAGGATCAGAGCCAACGTAAATGACGTGCGAGGTCTTCTGCTCTGCATCAAAGTCGTAGGTTTTGGGCTCAAGGTCGTTCTGCCCGGTTTCGTCAAGGTAAGCGATATAGTCCGTGTAGCTTTCGGTGATTGTCTCCATAAACTCTCGCTGCTCCTTCACTGGCAAGAGTGCTGAGCGTCCTGTTGCGGTGCGCGCCAAGTCTTCCTCCGGGGTGCCGCCTTCCTCTTCCGACTTGTCCATCGTGAGGCCCATGAGCCGCGCAATCTGCTCATTCTCGTGTAGCCACTCTGCCACGATCTTGTCGCCGTACTTGTTCATCATGTCCGGCGCCTCAATCGACATTGCCGACCGCGTGTTGCTCGACGTGTTGGCGTTCAGGCTCTTCAGCTTCTTCGCGAGACTGATGGCTGGGCGAATCTCTGCGGGGATGGCCAGGGAGAGCATGGTGTACCGCGGCAGGACCATCTGGCCGGTTCTGTTCGAGCGGCCGAGGATCTGCATGAACACGTTCACGTCGCCGGCTGGTTGGGCAACTATCATGTGCCGCTGGTGCTGGTCTTTGAACTTCTCGGAAGCGTGAAGGCTTATGCCTGTCGAGCCCGCCTGGTTCAGGACCAAACAATCGACGCCGCCATTATTAAACAGGCTGCCCGTCTGTACGCGGTCCTTGCGCTCGCTGGCCGGAACTGAAGACAGAACCGGAACGGGACCCGCGTAGTTGATTCGGTAGGAGCGGCCTGTGATCTCTGCCACGGTAAATCCAGCTTGCGTGATGCGATTCCTGATCCAGTCGATAGGCGACACCGGAAGCGTTACCGCAAGAGCGTCCAGCAGCCTCTCAGCCTCCCGGTACTTGGCTTCCGTCTCGACGTACAGCCGATGAGGCGGGAACTCTTGGCGGTCATTGCCCATTGAGGTCTTGATGGTGTAGTGGAGGGTCCTGTCCAGCGCACGCCTGAGGATGGTAGACCACGAGAGCTTATCAAGCACTTCACCCTCGCTCAGGTTCGCCGCGCTCACGTAGCTATCGAGGAATGCTCCCATCGTGCTCTCAAGGGCCACAATCGGCTTTTCCCCGCGTCCGAGCGCTTCGATGGCGCAATCTGCCGCAGCATCCGACTTCAGGGCGAGGATGAACTGCTTCACGATATTGTGGACGATGGCGCTGAACTTGTGGTGGTAGATCTTGATGCGCAGTTTCTTGTACCGGAGGCGCAACGTCTCGAAATCTTCCTGATGGTAGGCCATGTCCGCTTTGAATATGGCGCGCAGGACTTCCGTCACATCGTCGCAAATCTGCTCTTGATAAAGCTGATTCCGGTCGTCAATGAAGTTCAGTATGCTGATGCCCTCAAATGATCGCTCGCGGCGCACAAGCTGGCCGGTCTGAGCGAGTTGATGGCTCACGACGGTCTGTAGGGGTGGGCCGCCGGCGCGGATGGCGTCAGAGACGCGCTGGTTGTCGGGAATGGCAATCGAGATGTCTGTCTTTGTCGCGTATAGCGTCATGTTGTCCGGCCGCTTCGCCCAAGTTGCCGACAGGAACATCACGCCGTGTGCCGCGGGGAGCACCTCTTGGAAGAACGCTCCCGTGTTCGACTCATCGCCGCCGGCATTGTGGGACTCGTCAAGGATGAAGACGGCTTTCGGCGCCAACCGGCTCAGGGCCTCCTGCTGGATGTTGATCGTGTTGATCTGCGAGTATGTCAGGTAGACGGCATTGCGCGCGCGGGGCAGTTCGCCAGTTTCGGATATGCGGGTCAGGACCCCCTTCATGCTGCTCTTATTGCCGAAGATTTTGCGTCCTGTTGCCTGCTCGGTTATCGACGCCCCGGCATTGAAGAGCAACGGCCAGACGCTCGGCCCGAAGCCGATGTCGTCAAGATCACGCTGAAAGTCGGTGAAGAGGGTATCCGAGTAGGTTACGAAGATCGGCAAAAGGCAGTGAAGGATAGCCCACCGGCATATGGCCGCCGCCTCGCGTCCCTTGCCTACTCCGGTCTGCGTTCCTTCCACAAGAGCCTTCCCGCGCCGAATCTGCCAGATCGCCAGGGCGATAGCATCAACCTGAAGGCCCATGAAGTAGCTCTGCATCTCCTTGACGGAGGGGTACTCCAGTTCGCGGGCCACGAACTCATCCAAGTCGCCAACCTCGGCGCGCACCCGCTCCATAGCCTCCCACATCGGATCTTTCATTGACCGCGGGCACATCACCGCTTCATCCTGAAGACTGGAAAGTGAGGTGTAGACCTCTTGATAAGCGTTCAGGTTCTCGACAGGACGCTGAATCCGGGTCCTGCGGTTGAGTAGAAGGAGGCGTGTTGATAAATCGATCATCCCAACATTGTAGTACAGATTTTGCTTCACTTTTGACTATTTATCAAAAAGAAAAGGCCACCCCGAAAGGTGACCTACTCTTTGCTCTGGCTACTCCGATCCTCCTATTATTGAATTTGACTCCTAAGGGGTGTGCCGCGCGATAGCGGCTCCAATGTCGATGAGTTGGCCGCTCTTCTTGATGGGCTGCTGCCACCAGGGAACCGGACGGATGAAGTCGGCAGTCGCCTTATCTGCGATGGTCCTGAAGTCGACTGATATTCCTGCCGCGTTGTCGAGCAGTTTTCCGATTGCTTGGCGCTTGAGAACATCGTTCAGCGTGTCCGTGGTGGCCTGAAGTGATGCGCCGTTCGCCGTGAGTTGGCTCAGGAGCGGCTGCGCGGCGGCGATGGTACGTTTCCCTTCAGCCAGCGTGTCGGTAGCACCCTGAGCCGTTCCCGTGAGCGCATCGGCGGTTCCTGAGAGAGAATCCGCCGTGCTGCTCAGATGTTTGGCTGTCTGGCCGAACTCGTCCATGGCGGAGATGATGTGCGGCTGGGCGGCGCGCTCAATTAACTGAGTGCGCACGATGGCGTCCCCGGCTGCGATAACTGTCTTGTTGATCTGCGCCAGAGTCCCGCAAGCGTCGGGTCCTGATGCCCCCTTGCATGGGCGATTCAGGTGGTCAAGCACGGCATCAGTCTTGCCAGATGCCGGCGCAGCGGCTCCCCAGCGGTCTACGGAGACGATGACGTGTCTTGTAAGGCCGAAGCATCCCCAAACAGAAAGCGCCGCGAGAGTGATGGCTCCCGCGGCAATTGCGACTTTGATGGTAGTGTTCATGTCAGGCCGTGGCGGCCGGAGTTCCAGCAGTCGGCAACGCTCCAAGCAACGCTTGGATTTCCTTCAACACCAACTGAATATTGGCTTGAGTCGTCGAATTCTTGAAGCCGCCCAAAGAAAGCAGATCGGTCAGGTCGGATTCGACACCGGCAATCACGGCTGTGAGCGTCGGTGTGGCACCGATGGCAGTGATGAGCCCTTGGGCAGCTACGAGTTTCCGCTCAACGGTATTCAGCAGACTGGTTACTGCGGCACCCGCCGCCGCGCCCGACTCGATAGTGAATGCTGTTTCGATCAGCGGAGCAACGAATTGGAGGACAGTCGAAGCGACAGCGGCCACACTGGGTGCTTTGCTCCAGAGATTCGCAAGTTCCTTCTCGAACTTGCTGGCGAAGGATTCGACATCCTTGATGATGCTGCTGAAAATGCTCATGGTGTCTTGCGCCTCCTTGGCGCTACTTGTTTGCGTCACCGGGAAAGGTGGCGCCAGGGTTGTTGATTGTGGCGTTGGGTCCTGTTGAGTTGCTGGTTGCACTTGCGTGACCGGCAAAGGCTCCGAGGGCACCGCTGACAAGATTGGAGGCAATGGCAAGCACTGCGAGGACGATGTTTGCCGGAGATGGAGCAAAGAGGCAAGCCAGTGCAAGAATAACCCCCAGTACGGCGAGAACTGTAGCCCAAAAGGGCTCGGGAATCTTCATAGCGTTCCCTTCCCGCTGCAAACGCAGCATTTTAGATGCTCCTGAATTCCTTCGCGATGGCCGACTTCAATCCAACCTTTGCCGTCGCAAAGAGAGCAGAGGCGCTTCCAAAACAGGTTTTTGATAAACCAAATCATATTGAAATCATGATACACCAGATGTGGATTGCTTCACGGCAGAATCGTACGCCTTTTGCAGATCAGCGCAGTATTTGATAACGCCAGTTGGCGGATTGACTGTCTTGTGTCCCAAGTTCCAGATTTGCCCGATCTCAGTCAGGTTCTTGGGCTCAAAGTGCGCCACGTAGGAATTGAAGTGGCTTACGCATCCGCGGGCACAGTCGTCGAGGTTGATCTCGAGTTCGACCGGCGAGAACCCTGGGTAGTTGATAAGCATGAGTTGCCATGGGCCAAAAGAGGACGCCCCGAGACGGCAGTACTGGGCCACAAGCGCACGCTGCGCAGGACTCGAAGCCCATACCGAACCACCTACATCGTATGCGGGTTCATGCCGCGGCCCGCAGTCGTTGCCAGTGCTGCTCTCGTTAGAAGCCAGGGCTGCCATCACACGTTCGCCGTCGAGTCCTGTCGGGACTTTCAATACCGGACCACACTTTGCACATGCGGCCAGGACGTCCATCTTTGGAAAGCTGTTCATGTTGCCCTCATAGGTCGTCGGGTTGCGGAAGATCGCGGGGCCATCCCGGATTAGGACTCGGTGTATCCATGGCGTACCCGTTTTAGTGCGCACGGAATATCAAATTTGTGACCCAGCCCAAGAACGCTCCCATGATGCCAAAGGCGGCCGCGTAGCCGGTCATGAGGATCTTCCACCGTTCCTGGGCGGTCAGTCGGTGGTTGAGTCCTTCGATAGCAGCGGGGAGGTCTTTTGTGCGTTCCACTAGTAACGTTAGGTCGGTCTTCAGTGCCGCTAGTGATGCGCCATGCTTTTCGAGTAGCCTTGTCTGCGCATTCTCTCGCTCTTTGGCGAAGTCATCGCGCTCTTTGGTCAGCCGCTCAATGTCCTTTTGGAGAGCGTTCACCCCCGCGAATTGGCTTACGTTCGTTCTGCGCTCAACCATTTTATCTCCAGATCGTGTCCAACTTAAAAAGCAAAAAGTGTGCAGTAGACCTAAATGACTTGGCGCCCTAATTCTTGGCCGCTGCTTCCATCGCTATCAAACCCCTAATCGTGATGGACATGGCAGTAGAGTGTCGGAGTATGTGAATTTGCCGGGCCAATCGGAGCCACCTCGTAGTAGGTAAATCCCGTGGTGGTGAGAGTACCTCCGACAGTGAACATAAAACTTGATCCGTCAGTCTCGCTGCTGGCGTCAGTCTCATTCCCCCAGCAAACTGGGATGTAAATTGCATCAGAAAGAGCGGGGTATGTTGGAGTCGCCGAAGTTGTGAAATTAAGCGTCGCGGTGCAATACGTTCGGGTTCCGCTCGAAGGCGGCAGCGTGCATCCGGTGAATGAAAAATAATAATCCACCGCGGTGGATGCAGTTATGGACGCGGCTCTACCTTGCGCGTCCACTGTGATTGATGAGGGGTTGCTGTATGTCCCGGCGGTTCCGACAGCCGGCAACCCCACGTTGGTTTTTCCGGTTCCGTTTGTGCCAACCACCGTTCCATCAAAATTCAGGACAGGCTGCTGAGTAAGAGCCGATCCTGAATTTTGCACAGTTTGATAGTAGAGCGTGGCAGCGGCCGGGAGTGGATTGCAGAGTGCGTTTCCGTTCGCAGATATTCCGTAAGCGTAGTTTGTGAGTGGATTGCAATCGGACGGAGTTGCCGCTAGAGCGGAAGCTGTCGCAGCGTTGCCGGTTAGAGGCCCGATAAACCCGGCGGCGTCAGTAAGCGTCCCTGTCATTGTTCCGCCGGCAGCCCAATTGTCATCCAAGGTCACATCGGGAACGAAATACTGACCGTATGACGAATTGATAAGTTGCGCGTAGTGGCCGACTGGTGCGCAGAAGAAGTAGTTTCCGCCCGCATCTGACGTAAATGGATTTGTGGGGGTTGCCGTGCTGAGGGATGTTGAGGTGAAGATATTTACCTTGTTCGCCACGCAATTCGCTGCTGTCGAACCTGGTGTGCAGAGCGCAACCGTGGCGTAGGGAATCGGAGCAATGACGCCGTTTGAGATGGTCTGTGCGACATTGTTCAGGCAAACTCCGATGGGAGCCTGGGCGATGGCAAAGGCTGCGCAAAGCCAGAGAGCGGCGAGGGCGATGATGCGCTTTACTGATCGATTCACAGGGCCTCCGGAGACTTCACCAACTGTGGGCCAGCAACTACGGCCTCTTGCGGTTTCGAGTCCTGATTTACCGCCTGTTGCTCGATGCGCCCAACGATCTGAGTCGAAATGATCTTCCGGCACTCCGGGTTCCCGCAGAAGATGATGGCGCCAATCATGCCGCCAGGAAAGATCTGGTTCATAATCGAGAGCCGGGCCGGATCGTCTGCGCAATACGGGCAGGCTGGCAGCATGACAGGAGTCACAATAGCGGTTTCGTTCGGTTCAATCTTCGTTTCCATCAGTGTTCCCTCCAAAGTAAAGACTCGCCACTGGGCCTTGATAAGAGGCTCTGTGGCGAGTCAGACTGGTTCTGTACCCGTCAAAGCGATTGTACCGCACCTTAGTAGCGATAGAATGCCAGATGCGTGGCCGTGGGCGGCGGGGCGATGGTGTAGGTGATCGTTGCACCGCTCAACGTGAAGTCAACTCCTCCCGGCTTCAGGACTTGCCATCCGCGGTAAAGGCGAAGGCTGGCACCCGGGTTAGGGGATTGGGGCAGCGTGAAGACCTTGTTGGTCCCGTTCAATGTTCCGGTCGGGGTAATCCAGTCGGCAAAGTTTGGTTCGGTCCCGCTTCCGGCATAGGTGCCCCACGCAAGGAAAGATGCGCTGCCAATCGGCACTGATGGCACAATGACGTTGCCGTCAAGAATGTAGTAGTCTTTTTCGCCCTCTGCAAAGACGGAATCGAGCAAGCATCGCGCCGGCTTGAAGAAGTTGATGATCGTGGCCATGTAGCCGAGTTGATCGGGAGACGCGCCAAAACTCTGGAACATCCCATTGCGGTAGAGTTCAATGGAAATCGGGGCGTCTGGCAGTACCAGATTCGAACCCGATACGGTCGGCACAACGGCATCGAAGTAGAGCGGCGTCCCGTCCGTGGCCTTGCGCATCAGGACGCACAGCGAAGAATTCAACGCAGGAGCAAAGGCCATCGTGAGTCCTGTCCCAGCCGATGTGTAGTCAACGCCTGAACGCTGCAAGAGCCCGTTGTAGAAGACGCGCAGAGAGTTGCCAACCGGAACCGAGGGGAGGCTGAATACGCGGTTGCTTCCGTCGATGACTCCGGTCTGTCCAGACCCGCTCACTCCAACGCGGAAGACTGCCCATCCTTGGGTCGCAGGATATGACGATCCACCCCACGATGCCTGCCCCTCGGAGATTGTTGCGGTGAATCCGCAAAGTGCGAGTGCTTGGATAATTGCCCCAGGAGTGCCCATGATCTTGTGCAGTAGCAGCGCGTTTTGAATGATGGTCTGCGCAGTGACACCCAACGACTGCATCGGGACACTGGGAACCATCATGTCGAGTTCCCATATCAAATAAGGCAAGATGGATGCCGGGAGATTGTTGCCTAGAGTCCTGATAAGCAGAGGCGTGAGGTCGAGGGACTCAAGGCGCGCAGAGAGTTGCATGTGCGCCTGAGTGCGGAGGTCATTGATCGAAGATGCGGGCCTGAGATTGTTTGCCATGTTGCTCAGGCCCTCCTTTGGCCCATCACTCTATCGTAGATTCTGGTCCTGCTCAGGCACCGCAGTGCCCACAACTTTGCAACTACGGTAGGACCACGCTCCCTATCACCTGTGCCGCGTTCACCGAGGCTAGCCAGTTCGCTTTCTGTACACCCGCTATAGGCAGCGCCG